TTTCTGAAGGCGGCATGATTCTTTCCGGTATTATGCAAATGACCGAAACACAAAACGGCAATGGCAGAGTTTACCCCCACAACACAATGATTCGCGAAGTTAAGAATTATCAAAAGCTTGTTAAGGAGCGCCGAGCACTTGGGGAGTTAGATCATCCAGACGATTCTGTTATTAACCTCAAGAACGCATCACATATGGTAACCGAGATTTGGATGGAAGGCAAGAACGTGATGGGTAAGATTAAAGTTTTAGAGACTCCATCCGGCAAGATCCTTAAAGAACTGGTCAATGGTGGTGTTACAGTGGGCGTATCTTCTCGGGGCATGGGCTCCGTGAGAGAGGATAAGGGTCAAACAATCGTCGAAGACGATTTTCAATTAATTTGTTTTGATATGGTTTCTGAGCCATCAACTCCCGGCGCGTTTATGATGCGAGAAGCTAAAGAGTTTAATAATAATGTATTCACAAAGGCTGATAAAATCAATCGGCTTTTAAATGAGGTTTTAAGTGAAGAAGAGTGATTTAAAAAAAATAATTAAGCCGCTTGTAAAAGAGTGTATTCATGAAGTCCTTTTGGAAGAAGGACTTTTATCAAATGTAGTGTCGGAGGTAGCTAAAGGGTTAAACACTGCTCCTGTCATTAGAGAACATGTTGAGCAGAAGCAACCTCCCAAGCAAAACCACCGCGACTACAGCAACGATAGAAGAAAGTTAATGGACGCAATCGGTAACGAGGCATATAATGGTGTTGATTTGTTCGAGGGCACCACGCCGGCGCCCTCACAACAAAGTCCAGCAGCCGGCGCCGTGGATCTTGGTGACCCTGATGATGCTGGTATAGACATTAGCTCTATTATGGGCGCGTCATCTAAAATTTGGGAATCAATGAATAAGGGGAAACGATGAGTAGGAAAGGATCAAACGTTAAGGTAACTTCAAAAGAATGCCGTGGGAATCATGAGAAAATGATCAGAAGGTTTATCAAAAAGTGTAAAAAAGCTAAGATTGTTGAACAAGTTAGAGATAAAAGATATTATAAAAAACCATCTGATAAAAAGCGTGAAGATCGCAAAAAGGCAGAAAGACGTAGAATTAGAGACGAGTTAAAAAAACAAAGAGCGTTAGAAAAACGCATGAGAAAAAATAGATGACTATTTATTATTGTAAATATAAAAAGAGGACTGCTTAATGCCGTACGTACCAAATAGCTGGGGAAGAACGAGAAGACCAAAAGCTCTAACTGGTTCTCACGTCGTGCCAGACTTTCAAACTAAAGACCCGACAGCCGGCCACAAAGCATTTTTTGTTGCTGACGCTCTGCATTTTGATAATGGTCTCACCTCTTCAGTAGAAGGTCGAAATGGATACTCAACCGAAAATCAAAGATTTATGCACCTGATGGTAAAAGAAAACAGTACCGCAAATAAATCAATAAATCTTTATGGCTACAACTACGCTTTTGGTGAATGGTCTCCAATTCTTTTGCCTTTGGGTAATGGCATAATGACCGCTGTTAATTGTGAATCAGGTACAGCATCAAACGAAGGACAGCTATTTATTATTGACTTATCTGGGATTGATCGCGTTGGTTTTCAACAAAGTGGAACTGATGCGCCAGATCGTTTACGAGTAGCTTTTACTACTTTTTAGGGAATTTATATTGTGACTATTTATAATTATAAACGCGAAGCAAGGGACAAATAATGGCAACTTACACACCAAACAGCTGGGGCAGAACTAGAAGACCGAAAGGTGTCAAAGAACGATTACCACCCGGCGGTATTAAAGAGACACCAACCTTGGTAACAGTCGTAGCGTCTAGTAACCTTAAACCAGAGCTTAACGGCACCAATGAGGGAGAAAATGGTTATTCTACGGAAAACCAAAGGTATTTACATGTTTTAGTAAAAGATAATTCAGGAGTTAAAACAATTGATATCTATGCGTTTAATTATGCTTTTGGTGAATGGTCGCCAATTTTCTTAAATTTAGGCAACGCTGCCTTCCAAAGAGTACAGGCTGCGTCTGGCACTGGTGGCGCTGTCCAAGAATACGTTTTTGAAATTGCTGGGATTGACAGAGTAGCCTTTGTCCAAACTGCGTCTGGATCGCCCACAGTTGTTCGTGCGGCGTGTAGCACTTTTTAAGGAGTTTTTTGAATGAGTTTTGGATGGGCATACGTTGATTGTGACACAGCCATAACTGCTTTTGGCCCCACGGGTTCAATTCAGTTTATGTCTGGAGCAGGGATATCAACCGGCTCGGCAAAAATGATGTATCACACGTCAGCATTCGGTGGTCACCAACCAAGCACTATGGTGCTTTCTGGCAACCTAGTAGTTACGGGCGCCATCAGCGCAAGTGTTTTCCAATACAAAAACATTCAAGTTATAGATGCTACTGGTTCAACCAGTTTTGGTAATACTGACGATGACACCCACACTAGAATCGGCAGCTTGATTGTTAAAAAAGCAGCTGGAACCCAAATATTAAGCGCTAGCACACTCACTGAGGCTGTACATGTACGAGGATTTAATGTTTTATATGAACCGGTCACAGTTGTTTCTTATACAGCGAGTGCTCCATCTTACATACTTGGCGTACAGAACACCAGTAACGTTAGAATCGAAATACCTAGCGCATCCATATATGGATCCGGAGCGTTGCTGATTGTAAAAGATGAAGTATCTGGCCGAACCGGTACAAATATTGTGCTAACTGGCTCTGGTGGTTATACGTTTGACAACGCCTCTTCGTATATTCTTACTGGTTCTAACCCCGCAATTAGTTTGTATTCTAATGGTGCCAACTGGTTTGTCTTCTAATTATTAAGGAGGCATACAAATGGCTTATAACAACATGTCAGGCACGGTTTTCATGCCGGCTGAGCTTCTTACTAGACCGGATATACTGACCCCTACAGTTCTATCGGGCAATCTTAGTACTTCGGATGCTGGTGAAGTTATTAATGTGCCGCGTGTGTCTAATGCGACAAATAATTCAATTCTTACTAATGTAGGAGGCGATGCAAATACGTTAACATGTGAGAGTAATCTAAAATTTGATGGCTCAATAATGACCATTGTTGGCGGCTTAAGCGCTAGTGTAAACG